ATAATAATAAAAAAAGATCTATAATTCCTAAGTTCAAAAAGAAAGATAAAAAGAAATGATTAACTCTCCATGCATAGGTCTTTGTCGGTTAGATGAAAAGGGAGTATGCCTAGGTTGTTTTAGAACGATAAAAGAAATAAGAGAAGCTTATGAAAAAACTAGAGAAAGGAAGTAAGTATGAAGAATACGATGAGGATGGCGATGGTATTGTCTCTGATGAAGAGCTTTCACACGTGAAGCAAATAAAAGAAACAGAAACAGCATTAAGAAAACAACTGGCACAATTACGTATGGCAAGATCAACCTTGATAGCCATGGGTGTTTTTACTGCAGCTATGTTTTTTGTACCGTTAGAAAGGGTGGAGGCACTCTCTGACATCAGCAATCTTTTTTACATAAGTGGAGCTGGTATTGTCGGTGCATACATGGGTACAACTGCTTGGCTAGAAAAGAAGAGGTAATCATGGCAGAAATACCAATTTATAGAGGCTCTGGTTATACATCAAAAGGAGATTGGTGGACTCCTAATTTAAGCCATGCAGAGAATTATAAACACGGTCCACTAGCAGGTAAAATAAGTAAGTCAAAAATTTCTTTAGAAGATTTTAAAAAGGGTGTTGAAAAAGCTAATACAAAACATAAAGCTGTTCAAAGATATTTAGCAAAAAAATATCCTCTTGAATACGACAAACGAAGTAATAGACCAAGTGCAGTAGAACTTCGCAAACAGTTTGATTTAGACTATAAAAATATGCCATTAGACGAATTTAAAAAGAAATACTATGAAGCGATATTGCCTAATCAGCCTTATAAAATAGATTTAAAAAATACTTTAAAAACATTTCCTGGTGTTAAAATTGGAAAAACTATATTAAATAAAGCTTCTAAATTTGCTGGACCACTAGCTATACCATTAACAGTATACGATTACTTTAGTGGAAGTCCTGCTGGAGAAGGTTCTCAATTAGATAATACTATAGATTATAATACTATGGTTTATACAGATGGACCATTAGCTAAGAAAAAGAGGTAATCATGGCAGAAAGAAAAAAAATAGTTCCCTTAAAAAAACCTAAGTACCTTAGCAAAGGCACAATGAAAGGACAAACAGTTAAAGGTGGACACAAGCTATCAGTCAAAGAAGGTGCTGGTATGACTGCTAAAGGTGTAGCCAAGTACAGAAGAGATAATCCTGGAAGTAAACTACAAACAGCAGTTACAGGTAAAGTTAAACCTGGAAGTAAAGATGCAAAGAGAAGAAAATCATTCTGTGCCAGATCTAGAGGATGGACAGGTGAAAGAGGAAAGGCAGCAAGAAGAAGGTGGAAGTGTTAATGGAATGGTGGGAAGCTTGGCTAGTTATAGCCATAACCATAAATACTTGTATAAACACAATAGTGTTTTTTAGAGGTCGTAAAATATTAAGAGCAGGAGTCTCAAATGAAAACATCAGCAACACGATACATACAAAATGTGACCCAAAGTAGTCCAGTAAAGAATAAAGCTAAAAGAAAAGCAGAATTATCTAAACCTGGAAAATACGAAAAGAAAGTCATGGAATCCAGTAAACCTATATACACTGGAAGAGGTACGATATGAACGGTTACAAAGAAGCTGTCAGTGATGAACAACTTATAGTTCAGATCGAATCAGGAATTCAAGCCAGTAGCGGAGACTGGTTAAATAGCTCAGATTTATCTCGTGAGAGATTAAAGAGTACATATGAATATGCTGGTATGGCAATGGATCATCTCGCCCCTCAAGGTGTGAGTACGATAGTTGATACCAGTACAACAGAAGTAATTGAAGCATACACAGCAGTGTTATCTGATTTGTTCTTAAACAATCAGAAGCTAGCTCGGTTTGTCCCTTATGATGACACTCCTGGAGCTTTTCAGGCTGCAAAGGATGCTAGTAATGTAGTAAACTACTGCATATTTAAAAAGAATAAAGGATGGGAGATACTCCAGACTTGGATTAAGTCTTCTTTACTTTGGAAAAACGCAATTATAAGATGGGATTACATTGAAGATTACGATTACGTCATTGAAGAGTTTGATGAAATTGATGAAGCTAAGTTAGATGAAATCCTTGCAGATGAAAATATCGAAATCGTCAATGAGCTTACGCTCAATCCCACTTCGGAAACGATCTCTTATATAGACGTTAGACTAAGGAAAAAGATAGATAAAAGTAGAATCAAGCTAGAGTGTATTCCACCTGAATCATTTAGAATATCTAATGAAGCTAGAGAAATAGAGGATGCTAACTACGTAGGTATACAGTCTGAAATGACAAGATCAGAAGTAAGACAGTATTACCCTGAGTGGGGAGATAGTATAACAGAGGAAGAATGGGCTGAATTAGATACAGGTGACGATTGGCTGGGTAGTGGAAACTACAGCGAAGACGTTGCTGCAAGAAAAGAAATAACAGGACAACGTTATTGGCAAGGATATGAAGGTAAATCAGGCTATCCATTAGAAGCTAATCAACTAGTCACATTGACAGAGTCATGGATTAGAGTTGATAGAGATGGTGATGGTATAGCAGAACTCAAACACCTTATCACTGTAGGTGGTCATATACTATTTGAAGAGGATTGTGAGAGAATCCCATTGGCAAGTATTGTACCTATAGATATACCACATGAGTTCTTTGGTTTATCAATGGCAGATTTCACTAGAAGTAGTACTTTAGCTAGTACTGCTATATTGAGAGGTTTTGTCGAAAATACATATCTCACTAACTATAGTCCAAAACTAGCTGATCCCAATGTGGTAGACTTTAGTGCATTGCAGAATATGAAGCCAAAGCAGATTATCCCAACTAACGGTAATCCAGCGGCTGCAGTGTCTTCTTTACCACCAGAAGCTATTTCAACAGGTACTGTTCCATTGCTTGAACATCTACAAATGATTAAAGAGCAAGCAACTGGAATGTCAAAGGCTGCACAGGGTTTAAACGATACTCTCTACGTTTCTGGAAACTCTGAACAGAAGCTTTCAGCTGTACAATCAGCTGCTCAAAAGAGAATCCAGCATATTGGGCGTAGATTTGCTGAAACTGGATTTAAGCATTTAATCACAGGTATTTATGAAACCATGGTTAAAAACATGAAGGCTAAACAAAGTATTTATGCCGATGGTGTTTATAGTATGGTTGACATATCTAAATTACCTAAGACAATGGATGTTGAAATCTTTTTAGATATTGGTGAAAACAGCAATAGTACAAAGATACAAAAGCTAGGAAAAGTAGGTTCAGAAATATTACCTGCACTTAATAATCAAGGTATGGGTTTAGTTATTAAACCAGAAGCCGCAGCAGTTCTTGCAACTCAGTTAATAGAGTCAATGCAACTAAACAGTAATGATTATCTCGAAGATTACACTACTGAAGAGTTCAAGCAAAGAGCTGCAGAAGAAATGCAAAAGAATTCTGAAACTCAAAACATAGCTGAACAATTAAAGAATCGTAAAGCACAAGCTGATGCAGCACTTGCAGAAGCTAACGTTGCATATACAGATGCACAAAGTAAAAATACGATGGATGATAATGCTAAACAATTAGCAGTATCGATTGATAAACACTTTCAAGAGTGGGCAGATTTAACCATCAAAGCTACTAAAGAAGGAACTCAATTACCTCCTCATCCTGATTACGCTAGTGTGATTATGATGGCAAGAGAACTATTGAACCCTAAACCTATGATGGATCAACAAGAGCCAATGATGGAAGAACAACCACAGGAGATAATATAAAATGGCAACAGTAACAATTAATGCAACAGGTACAGGTGGCACACAATCAGGTACAATAACAACAGCTGCAGGTGCAGGTGCTGGTATTATATTAGTCGCTAATGATAGTGATTCTGCTATTGTATTTGACGTTGCAACAGCTGGTACAGTTGTACAATCAGGTGTACAATTACAAGCTAAAGAATTTAAGAAAATAACAGGACTGAATAATGGTGCACAAACATTAGTGAACCTAAAAACCACACATGGTACAGTCGCACAGAAGAATGAAGTGGTTTATAACTACTTAATAGCTTAACACATATCCTATGCTCAATGCCTAATGGATTGAGTATTAACTATCTTGCTTAATAAAGGAGAAACACATGAATATGTTTTTAAATAATAGCCCAATACCTTATACAATAGGATTCGAAAGACTCTTTGATCAATTAGATGAGTTCATTCATCACAGTAAAAAGTTACCTTCATATCCACCTTATAACATAAAGAAGAATGGAGAGAACTTTACTATTGAGATGGCACTTGCTGGTTTTTCTAAAGATGATATTGAAGTAACTGTCACTGAAGATATCTTGACAATCTCTTCTAATAAAGAAACTCCTAAAAAGGATGAGCTATACAAAGGTATATCTGATAGGAAATTCACTCGTAATTTTTCTATAGCAGATGATATAATCGTTAAATCCGCTGAATTAAAAAATGGATTATTGACTATTGAATTAGAGAGAGAAATTCCTGAAGAGAAGAAACCAAGGAAAATAAAGATTGGATAAATACAGACAGACAGCCGAGAAGAGGCTGGGAAATAAAAAGTCGTATGGTCATCATAAAGTCCACCCTGATGAATTAGCTAGACAAGCTCATGTCAAAGGACATTTTGCCTCTAAAGAAAGGGAGGACTTCTTTGATGAAGTATACGGTGAGGTTTTAGTCGATTACTTTTTAGAATGGTTAAAGACTGAATCACATGAAACTAAGACTCGTGAGTTCCTCTATAGTTCTGCTATGGCACTAGGTAGTGTCAAGGAGAAAATGATAAACTTCGAGATGTATGGTAAGAATATACCACACCTACAGGAGGACAATAATGTATGAAATAAATTATAATCAATTAATCCAAAACTATGATCAAATGATAAATACTCTTGAGTATGATTCAATGCGTAGTGGTGGTAAGGCAAAATTAAATGCTGAGACACTATTTCACTTGTATACTATGAAAGAGAAGTATCAGGCAAAGATCACACCTGCTAAAAAGGAGGTAAAGAAGAATGGATAAAAATACCGAAGCAACATTAGACTCTACCCAGTTGGATGACTCTATAGCAACGGATAGTCGAACAGAAGAACAAATGCTGGCTGACATTATAGCGAACTCCGAGTTCACTGAATCTCTACCCAATGAGCAAGACGTTCCTGAGTTAGACACGGAAGAACCTGTTGAAGAAGACCCAGAAACAGAGGAAGCCGAAACTGAAGAAGTTGAAGAAGAAGTTGAGACAGAAGAAGAAGAAGCTACAGATGAGGATGATGCGTCTACCCAAGAAGCTGAAGTGTACACTCCTGATGACTTAGACTTAGATGCTAAAGTCGCCATTAAAATAGATGGTGAAGAAACTGAAGTATCTTTTAGTGACCTTATTAAAGGTTATTCTACTGAACAACATCTTTCTAATGAGGGTCGAAAACTTGGCGAAGCAAGAAAACAACTTGATGAAGAATATGAAAAAAAGTTTAAAGAAATAAATGAACTTGGACAAGCTTCTTCAGCAGTGTTGTATCGAGAAGAACAAGCCTTGGCAAAAGAATATCACGATATAGAAGCTCAGATAGATCAAGCTAGAAAAGATGGTGATACGTATGAAGTTAATGAACTTAAAGATAAGCGAGAACAAGCACAAAAGAACTATTGGAATGCTAGAAATAATAGAGAACAACTAGTTAAGCAAGTTCAAGCACAAGTTGAAGAACAAAATACAAAGCAATGGAATGCACAATTAGAACACTTTAATAAAACCATTCCAGAGATGATACCTGACTTTAATGAAAAGACTGCTACAGCAATAAGAGAGTTTGCTATAGCTGAAGGTATAAAACCAGAAGTTTTAGATACAATAACTGATCCTATTATTGTGAAGTTTGTAGATGACTACAGACGATTAAAACAGGGAATAACTAAAGGCAGTGCCAAAAGAAAAGCAACTGCTATAAAGAAAGCTCCTGTACGTAAAGCCAAAACTAAGTCTCAAAAAGAAGTAGACTATGAGACAAAGATAAGGCAACGAGCTTTTGCTGAAGATTCTTCTAACGAAGATCAAATGGCATTTCTTCGAGGACTTGCAGAAAAATCATTAAACTTTTAATACCTCGGAGGGTATAATACAATGGCTACATTAGGTGTAAGAGCCTCTGGCGGACCACAAGGTCCAAGGAGAGCTACCGATGCAAACGTCTCTCAAAGAGAAGACCTTGCAAATTTTATTACGATGATAACAAGAGATGAAACTCCTTTTATGTCATCAATCGGAAGTGCGAAAGCAACTGCTATTTATCACGAATGGCAAACAGACAAATTAGAAGTTCCAGGAAACTCAACCATCGGAGAAGGTACAGACTATCTAGAGCCTTCAGCTTCTGGTGGTGGAGGAGTATCTACTGACGGTGCTTTCTTTAATAAATCAGGTCCAAACAGAACCAGACTAGGTAACTACACACAGATCAATGGTAAAACTATTGCTGTGTCAGGAACTAGAAGAGCTGTAGACCAAGCTGGTGTTGCAGATGAATATGCATACCAATTAAAGAAAAGAGGTACAGAGCTAAGAAGAGACGTTGAGCATGATATGATTCATTCTTTTAACGTATCAGCTGCTGTCGGTGCTCAAAACGGAACTGCAAGAACTGCAGGTGGATACCAATCTTTCATCAATAGCACAGACACTGTGAACTATGTTGGTGAGTGGGCTGCTCCAGCTACTGCTGGTGATGGTACAGGTAAGATCAGATCTTCCTTAACAACCACTGCTGTACCTGCAACTGGTTCTTTATCACTTTCAGAAATTGATTCTGTTATGCAGAAGATTTATGAAGAAGGCGGAAAAGCAACTAAGATCATGATATCACCAAAGTTAAGAAGAGATTTCTCAGACTTAATGATCAGTGATACTGGTGTTGTAAGAAATATAGATGAAAAAGGAAAGCTAAGACAGTCAGTAGACGTATATATGTCAGACTTTGGCGATCTAATGGTTGTACCTAACTATATTATGGGATTAACTAATAACGTTCAGTTCCAAAATTCAAATAGTACTCCTGCTAATATTACTTCAACAACTAACGTTGCTAACTTTTCAGCACTTATTTATGACCCACAGTGGTTCGCTATGGCTTCACTAAGACCTTTAAAAGAGGTTGACGTAGGACAGAAAGGTGATTCAACTGTCGGTATGATGGTTGAAGAGTCAACTTTAGAAGTACGTAACCCATCAGGTTGTGGTGCTATCTACGGTTTAGCTTAACTGTTATAAGGGGAAGTCAACATGGCTTCCCTTTTTTTATATAGGAGTATATAATGGCAAATAAAAAACCAGGAGGATTCGATCCATTAAAAAAAATGAATCCTAAAAAATCTAATAATTTTAAATCTAAGAATAGTAAAGATCTTAAAAAACCTAAAGGAGTAGATCCTTTAAAAACAGCGAATCCACAAACATTTGGTCAAGCCTTTGCAGCAGCTAGAAAAAAATTAGGTGCTGGAAAAACATTTATGTATAAAGGTAAAAAATACACTACTAATAGAGCAGATGATAAAAAGAAAACAGCTACTTCTTCTGTTAAAAAGCCTACAAAAAATTATGGCATGGGCATGGTAGATAGTCTTTCAAAATCAAAAGTAAAACAAGGACCACCTAAAGGTCCACTTAAACCAAAGAAACGTAGTTTTTTTGATAGATTTAAATCTGACTTTAAAAAGGCAGTAAAAGAAACTAAAAGAAATTTTGGTATCAAAGAACCTGAAAAGAAAAATACTATGGATTTTGGAGCTAAGAAAAAGAAAGCATCAGCACCTATGTACGAAAGCAATGGTACAATGGGTGGAGTTAAGAAATCTAAATATTACAGCGGAGGCGGTACAGTCTTTACAGGGAGATAAATATGCCAGGAACAATGACACCTAAAAAAGCAATGAAAGAGTATAAAGGAAATTATGCTGTTGACAAAAGCGGTGTAGTAAAAATTATGCCGAAAGGTAAAAAGAAAGCACAATACAAATACATGGGTGGCAAAATAGATGATGCTAATTATGCCAGCTGTGGTGCTAATATAATGAGAACTAAATAAGAGGTATTAAAATGCAATATATAGAACATATATCAGCTACCAATGTAGTTACACATGTTCCTGTTACTAGTTGCACCTTTAGAGTTACAGAAGCTGCAACTTCAGTTAGCGGTAATAGTGGCACTAAAGTAGGTGCAACAAGAAAGGTTACACACTTTTCTTTAAATACAGCTAACGGTGGACCAACTGTGCCTGCATTAGTATTGGGTTCTGGAGTTAAAGCTAGACTTGGTTATTTCAATAACAACGGTCACTTTAATTACATAACAGATGAAAATTAAAGGAGATAGAGGACATGGCAAAGGAAAATAACTTTGTCTTTTCAAGTGCCACTGTAGATCAAAAAGAAAGCATAAAGGCTGATTTTGATTTACAGACTGGCGATTGGGAAGCAAAACAAAACGTAGATCAATATATAGAACATGCTAAAAATGAAAGAGATAGGCAAGATTATTTTGGAAGAAGTAAAGGTGGCTACAGAAAGATGGCTACAATACCAGATATAGTTGCTATTGAAATATTACAAAACCATAAATTAGATTTGCATGATCCAATGTTTATGAGCAACCCAGCTAATTTAACTAAGCTAAAAAAGATTTTGACAACAGAATATCGTGATTTAGTGATTAACACTTAGGAGTAAGATATGGCATTAACATATACGGAACTCACTACATTAGTAAGAAACTGGTGTAACAGAGACGAAGAGGTTGTTAGCGATGCAATTATTAAAGATTGTTTAAGATATGCTGCAGATAAAGCTTATAGAACACTTCGTGTTCCACCTTTAGAAAATGTAGCAATCTATGAAAAATCATTATTAGAATCTGCAACTGCTCAAAACCAACTTGGACTCACAACTACTGAATTACAGTTACCTTTCGATCTGATAGAATTTATACAAATAAAAGAATTAGATAGTGATAATAAAACAATAAGAGTTTTTAATGAAAAGTTAGATATAAGAACATTTAACGATGTTAATGCAGAAAAATATTCTAATATGAATTATTGGGCAAGACAAAGAAATCTTGTATTTCTAAGCCCAGGATTTAATAATAGAGGAAAAGCTAATAGTATAGAATTATTATATTATAGAAGATTACCTGCATTAAATGCTTTATATGCAGTGACAGTTTTAAACTACAATGCTGGTTTTTTGACAACATCAGGTGCTGGTGCAGGAATTGAAAATTCTGCATTACTATACTTTAATAGTAACACGAGTACAACAGCATATGCTACTAGTGCAGAAGCTCAAGCAGCAGATCCTGCAGGTACAGTTACAAGTACATATTATATAGGAACACTTGTACCTAATTGGCTCAGAGATCAAAATGAAAGAGTATTATTATTTGGTGCTCTTGCAGAGATATTTGCATTTACACAAGAAGATGATCAGGCACAAAAGTATAATACAATGTTCTATAATGAGATAAAAGAATTGAATGATGAAGATGAAAAGAGGAATGCATCTGGTGGTAATGTTCAAATAAACTTTAACGGAAGAGGGTTAATATAATGACAACTGCAGCAAGACCTGGACAATTTACAGGTGCAACAGATAACTCATCTAGTGGTGGTTTATTTGGCGATACAAAGATAGATGGTATTCCTGATTTAGTCGGTGCAGACGTTCTCGCAGCTCAAACAGCAGCTACTAATGCGGCTACATCAGAAACAAATGCTGCTACGAGTGCAACTAACGCAGCTACATCAGAGACTAATGCAGCAGCAAGTGCTTCAGCAGCAGCCACAAGTGCAACTAATGCGGCAACAAGTGCAACCAATGCAGCAACAAGTGCTAGTACAACTGCAGCAGATGCCGCAACAGCAACAGCTCAAGCAACTGCGGCAGCTACGAGTGCTACTAATGCAGCATCCTCAGAAACTGCAGCAGCAGCGAGTGCAACTAGTGCGAGTACAAGTGCATCTACAGCAACTACACAGGCTAACAATGCAACAACAAACGCATCATTGGCACAAACATCAGCTACTAATGCAGCTACAAGTGAAACTAATGCGGCTACTTCAGCTACAAATGCAGCTACTAGCGAAACTAATGCAGCTACTAGTGCAACCAATGCAGCTAATAGTGCCAGTGCAGCATCTACTAGCGAAAGTAACGCAGCAACTTCTGCAACTAATGCCAATACAAGTGCTACAAATGCCGCTACAAGTGCTACTGCTTCAGCCACTAGTGCAACAGCAAGTGCTAATAGTGCAACAACAGCTACTACACAAGCAACAAACGCAAGTAATAGTGCAACAGATGCACAAGAGTGGGCAGTACAAACAACAGGTATTGTAGATAGTACAGACTACTCATCTAAAGCATGGGCGATAGGTGGTACAGGGGTAACAGACAGTGCAGGTGCAGGTAGTGCTAAAGATTGGGCAACAGATACAACTAATCAAGTAGATGGTACAGAGTATAGTGCTAAAGAATATGCTATTGGAGTACAATCAGGTAACACTAACGGATCAGCTAAACAATGGTCGCTTGGTGGTGGTGCTAGTTTTAATATTGCTACAACAGTAGACGGTACTAATTATTCAGCAAGATATTGGGCAGATCAAGCAGCAAGTACTGTAGCTAACTTTGATGAAAAATATTATGGTAATTATGCAACAGATGCAGCAGCAGAAGATGCACATGAAGCAGCAGGAAAAACAGTGACTGTTGGTGATCTATATTACAACACAACACTTAATGCAGTGCGTTATTGTCAAGTCGCTCCTTCAGGTTCAGGAACACCTGTAGGTACTTGGGCATCAATAGCACAACAAGATTTATCAAGCTATGCGACAAATGGATTTGCAATAGCAATGGCAATAGCTTTATAGGAGAATATAATGGCACAAAATTTTAGAAGATATACTCTACAAGGAGTAGGTACAGTAGCTGCTGATATTCCTGATGGAGCTAACTTTGATTCATATGATACTCTTGTAGGCATTCATATGACTAACACATCAAGTAATGCAATACTTGTCGATTGTTATATTAATGATGGAACAAATAATGTATACTTAGTTAAGAACGCACCCATAGCAACTGGAGGTGCTTTACAAGTTTTAGATGGTGGAGCTAAAATAGTAGTTCAATCAGGCGATAGACTATATGTTAAATCAGATACTGCTTCATCTTTAGATTGTTGGGTATCGGCAGTAGATGCAATTAGTTCATAGGAGAATAAGATGGGATATGTAGGTAATCAAAGCAGTAATGCCTATAGTAGTATGATTAAACAAGATATCACTGGTAACGGTGGTACAACTTATACTTTATCATATGCTGTAGCTAACTCTAATGAAATAGAAGTATTCGTTAATAATGTGAGACAAGAGCCTACAGATGCTTATTCTGCAGTTAATACTACACTTACAATGACAGGTAATGTATCAGCTAGTGATAACTTTTATGTGGTTTATATAGGTAAAGCTTTACAAACAGTTGTACCACCTGATGGAAGTATAGGTACAGCTCAAATAGCAGCCAGTGCAAACTTAGTTGCCACAGATGTAAAGAATAATTTTACAAAAGCACAAGTACCTTCAACTGATACAAGTAGTGGATTGACTCTTGACTTTGATACTAGTGAAAACTTTTTCATAACATTATCTTCAGGCTCTAATACATTGGCAACGCCTTCTACAGAGGATGGTAA